ATAAAATCTTAAAATTAGCTACTAAATTAGATCAAACAGGCAATTATAAAATTGCTGACAAACTATACAAACAAGCTTCAATATATTTATTTGGACTAAAACTTAAAGAAGATTTAGAAGATGGAGTAAGAGCATTATATAACTATTATGATGAAAGAACTCTGACAAACTTACTAAAACAAACTAATATACTCTCACCTGACGGAGATGTTTCATCACAACCATTTGATTATAATGAATTAATAAAAAAACTTAATAATATAGAAACAACTTCACCATCAGATTTACCAACTAACTCTGGTAATAATAATTATAATAGTTTAAATGATTTGAAAGAAAATATACTTCAAACTATATCAATGATTGAAAAATTTCAAATATCAATATCAAATGCTCACGATACACAAAGAGAGCAACAAAAAGAAATACAGAAATTACAGGGTGATATCATACCCGACGAATGATAATAATCTACAACAGAATATAAAACAATATATAATCATACTGTAAAGAACTATAGCTAGCCTATAGTTCTTTTTATTTTCCCAGTTGTAAAGATGCAAATAATATGCTGCCACCCATAATAATAAGGCATAAAGTGACCACTCTACTATATTTTCACTGCCCAGAGCCCAAACAAAATAAAAATATAGTTGTAAAGCAAAGATTATTCTCATTGTATACTTATTATACTTTAATAAAGGACACTCACATTCTTAGTTGTAAAAATAATATAACACCCCGTAAAAGGTAAGAATAATGAATAAAAGAACTATTGTTGCATCATTAAATAAGATTGCAAATGAACTTGATAACTCAGGGCTTTATGCAGAAGCTAATGAAATCACTAATGTAATGATGAGATTGAGTCAGTTAGAATCAATCTTTCTTGGTGGTTTAGGTGGTCAAAAAGGCGCAGAATTTATGAAGGGTAAAAACTTCCCTTATAATCCTTCTGGTGGACCTTCTTTTCCAAAAAACCCATACGCAAAAGACTCTGGATTTCCTGACAAAGAACCTGAAAAAAGAAATATTGAAATACCATTCAACCCATCTGGTGGAATGATTTATCCTCCTAGAGGCGGTGGAAAGAAAACAACACCTAGTATTCCTTCTGAAAGTGAAGAAAAACCAGGTTCAGATAGACCAATTTTTGAAAGATATCCACCAATTTCTATTGGTGATAAACCTTCTAAAGGCAATAAACCAACTTCTCCATCAAAACCAAGTGAATCTTTTTCAGGAAATGTTGATGGGCTTGATAGATGGGTGAATAAAGCTGAAAATATTTACTCAAACTGGGTGAGTAAAGGCGCTGATCCTAATTCAAACTCATTTGGTATGATCAAAGATGTTGTTGATTATATGCAAAAAGTAAAATCAAACTTACCAATGAGCCTACAATCAAAAGCTGACGCTAAAATTGACAAAGTTCAATCAATGTTGGGTGATATTTTTGATGGTATCCCTGATCCATCAAAAACTATTGCTGTTGCTCCTTATGGTATGGTTAGTGGATATAAGAGCAAAGGTGTCAATCCATTTCAAGAAGGCAGAAGATTACAAGATAAAAAACTTGATTATCAAGCAAAACAAGAAAGTAAATCTTATAAATAATAAAATGAATAAAAGACAAATCTTATCCTCACTCGCAAATGTAGCTGAAACCTTTGAAAACAGCCACGAAATTCTTTTAGCTAATAGAATCAATCTTCTTATGACAAAATTAGCTGAAAAAGAAGAAGATTGTCCACAAGCTACACAAGATATTGAATTTAACCTCAAAAATAGACAAAAAGCTATTAATGAACAAGGATATGGACCAGCTGATCCATCACAACCTAATGACAAATTCTGGAAAAAGAAAATGGATATGTGGAAAGTGGATGAGCTTTCAGAAGTAAAAAATATGCTTTGTGGAAATTGTGCTGCTTTCGATATCACAACAAAAACAATGGATTGTATAGAAAAAGGCATAGGAGAAGATGCCAAAGAAACCATAAACGCTGGAAAACTTGGCTACTGCAAATTCTTAAAATTCAAATGCGCATCTAGAAGAACTTGTGACGCTTGGGTTACAGGCGGACCAATAACTGACAAAAAAGGAAAAAAATGAATAAAAGACAAATTATAGCATCATTAAATAATATTGCAAATGAACTTGACGGCACAGGACTATACAAAGAAGCTAATGAAATTACTGATGTTATGGTCAGATTGAGTCAACAACTGGGATACGCAAATATGTCTGAACTTGAACAAAAGAATCAGATTGAAAATTGGTTATCAAGAGCATCTCAACTTTCATCATCACAAGCATCTCAATTCAATAATCAAGGAACTGACAAAACTGATAGAAATCCTGGTTGGGATTATATTAGAGGGCTTAAAAGTAAAGGGTTATATCCAGAAGTTTATCAAGAGTTACTAAGACAGTGGAACCAAATAGCTGGAGGAGGCTTAGCGACAAGAAAAGAGCCTAGAAAAACAACTATTACAACTCCAGGTGTTCTTAATTCAAATCAAGACGATATTAAAGTTGAAGCTTGGAAGTTTGTTAACCAAGCATTACAAGACAAATCAGGAAACGCTTGGACAAATCTTAGACAAAATCTTGCTAATAGTCCTTTATTTGCAAATAACCCTAATGGCCAAGCGTTTGCAAGAAGACTTTTTGAATACCAACTAAAATCAAAAGGCGCTAATCCATCTTTGAAACCAATACAAGATCAGTCATTGGGTAAATAAAATGAATAAAAGACAAATCTTAGCATCCTTGAATAATATATCAAATCATTTAGACAATAATGCTCTTTACAGTGAAGCTAATATTCTCACTAACATTATGAAAAGATTAGCTGTAAGTCCTGATGACATTATAGGAGAAGACGATATACCAAGTAGAAAATCTCCTAAAAGTGAGATAGGTGGATACAATCAAGAAAAAGCTAATATGATGGATTTTTTATCTTCAACTGTTTCTCAATTATCAGAAGATGAACTACCTAGATGGATCAAAGAAAAACGAGATAGATCACAAAATCCCCAAAAACCAGAAGTGTTGCATCCATCAGTAGAAGAACAAAGACAAAAAGTAGATGATATATTTCCAACCTTTATGCAATATTATGAACAATTTTGGGATCAACATAATGTAGCTCTCCCAAGTGGTATGGATCCTAGAGAAATAAACAATGTTACAGAATATTATTTAGTTATAGGGCAAGGTGATCCAGTTGATTTCCTTAAGACTTACCACGTAATTAATTCTCCAGATTATAAAGATTCTTCAAGATATATAGATTGGTATAAAGAAAATTTTGACTTTATGGTAGAACATATGAAATTCATTGATGATTTTCAAAAATCAAATAATTTAGATAGAAGTACTATGTTTGCCCTACTCGATAAATCTAGAAAATAATACTTACAAATAAAAAAGAGGAGCATTGCTCCTCTTTTTTATATCTTGTCATGCTTTCTTAATTCATATAATAAATTCCCAACCATATAGTTAGGAACATTTATCATATCTGCCACCAATACCCTTAACACATCATTTTTCAAAACAACAATCGCAATCTTTAAAATTATATTCTGATAGTCCTTAGATAAATTTTCCATTCTAATATCCCCTAATGAAATTTATCTTTTGTTTTTTAATGACTAATATTCTCTACTATAATTAAAAAATATATCCCTACTAAATTATCTTAATCTACTTTACATCTCCAAAACTAACTGCTTGATTTCTTTCTTCTTAGAGTGCTGGAGAATAAATGCTTCAATCAATTCTTCTATTCTATCAAAATCCCAATAAGGTATACGGAGCAAAGGAATATTGTTTTTTCTTGCCCATTCATTTTTAATCTTGTCTCTGCGCTGACAATCTTCTAAATTTTTTTGTTTCTCTTCTGGGGTAGAACCAAAAACAGGAAAATAATGACCCACGCCATCATATTCAATAAATAAATTCAATTCTGATAAATAAAAATCAGGTTTCAAATATCTCTTGTCTTTTAGTGTCTTAAATATTTTTTGTGGAATAAAACTAATATTGTTATCTGATAAATATTTAGCTACCTTGTTTTCACCTTTTGATTCATTGCATTTAGGACAACCACTTCCTTTCAAATGAATACACGGTTTTTGTAAAAATATGGCATTACATTTATTGCAAATTATTTTTATTTTCGAATCACCATCAATATATTCCACTAAACTATAATCATATTTTTCTAAATGTAATATATTAGCTTTGCGAATAAAATCTATATTGTTAGAAGCTCTATTACTCAATGAACAATTAAGACAACCTTTACCTGATAAGTGACCATTTGGTTTTTGATAAAAAATATTATTACAAGAGTTACATATGATTTTTATTTTGGTATGTGAATTAACATATTCTACTAAATTATAATTATATTTTTTAGGATGAACAATGTTAGCCTTATAAATTATTTGTTTCATAACCGCAAATATCACATATTATATCAAAAAACCTAACACATCCCCGCTTCTTAACTTCACAAATAACAGTCTTATTGTGCTGCTTGCCTCTTTCTACAATCTCTTCCCAAGATAATGCTGCTGCCATAATAATTAATAATACGTCAAAAATCAAAAATTATAATTACAATACCACAGCAAAAAGGATGGTTACAATTCTAGGAAAACAGAAAAACTTAACCACCCCCCCCCATACTCTTGGATATTTCTAGCTAACAATAAATAAAAATATAAACAGAGATTTATAACAAAGAAATATAACAGCTAGAATGTATCCAAGAAATCTTCTCAAAATGTATACCAAATAATAAAAAATAAAATAAAAATACCAAACACTAAATATAATGTTTGGTATAAGTTTGAGAGATTATAAAAGGGGCAAAATTAAATATATAATAGGGCAAAAAGGATGTCTAATATTTTGGGTAAAGGGATATTCTTAACCACCCCCCCCCACTCTACTCAAAATAAGCGGCAAGAATATTCCTACAAAAATTTATATAAATACCCGGGGAAAAAGGATGGTTATTTATGGGGGAAAACTGTTTTTTCTTACCACCCCCCCCTATGTTTCCCAAAATATAGCCCACGATTTTCTCATATATGGCCTTTTTAAATGACGGTGTAGGGGGAGCCCACTCAAAATTGTAACATACCCCCCCTACCTCTCTTATAAACAGTAACGAACTAAAGCTTCACTCATACATACAAGAGATAAAGCAGCAAGACTGTTATACTTATCATCTCTAACTATAGGGTGGTCTAAGTAACAGACATCTTCTCTACACTTGGTCTTCCATAAGAACAAGGCTACTTCTTTCTCTACAATGATAACAGTACCTTTAGATCTATCAGGTAATCCAGCTACACGATCAAATCTAATAGGATTGAACTGTATACCATCTTTATGCATAGGGTCTGATTTATCACCTACTAACTTACAAGATAAACCCTGGGGCATAATAGTCTCCCAAGTGTTGTCTATCATCAATGCTATTACGTGATCAGTCTTATTTATTATCTTTGCCATTTTTCCATACCATATAACTAAATATACATAACCACATAAGCATAAATAAACTTATTAGATTAGTTACTATGAGCAGTAAATAACTCATACTCTCCCCTTGTCTGACTATTGGATATTTCTAGCATCTCATCCCAAGTAGCGGTATATCCTATCATACCCGTAAGTGCTGTGGATATTTTTTCCCAGCTCCTACCTATATCTTCATTTAGGAATACAGCAAGCTTACTAGTAGATGTTGTTTTAGCGTGTTTACCAGTAAGGGGATTAACATATACCCACACATCCGATATCATACTTTGAAAATCGACAGGTAATAATTCTGGTTCTAAGTTGTTCATAGTATATTTATAAAATATCTTGACACATATATACAATATGGTATACTATTAAAGTAAGGGAGATAGAGATGGAAATATTGATTAACGAGAACGCTGCCAAGAACTATATTACACGGTGTTATAGGGGTACACGCCCTGATGCTGTTGGATTGCACAATGAAGGTTTTTATAACATTCTCAAGGGTCTCCAAGGTAAATGGGTACTGGTAGACACTACACATCTTTTTAGTGACCAATTCAATACAGTACCAATTGAAGGCGTTACAGGTTCTGGTGCGCGTATCAATCTAGCTGATGTTGTGGAAATCAAAGATGATGTACGCCATGGTGTATACAAATGTGTTTGGTGTTATGGATATGACCATAATCAAGATGGATTATGCGATAGATGCGAACAGGCAAAATATCTAAAACCTTTGCTGTAACAATCATATCCCTTGACAAAAGTCAAGGGATTTTTTTTATGTACATTTATATAATAGGGATGGTACATACCATCCCTAAAAAAATATATCAAATTTATTTTAAGTATTGCAAGTGTATATAGTATGCTGTAATATGTAGGTATGGAAAACACTACTACACAACGAATGGTAATGAGAGTCAGACTTGAGGATGTAAGCGATAGGTCATCCTGTATTGGTTATGTGGGTCAAGGTACTTGGTTTGATGGCAAGTCCTTCATTGTAACTCAATACAAGGCTAATCCATCTTGCTTCTATTTCTTTGTTTACAATAGTTTCGTACCAGACTATAACTACTTTGATAGTATGAACAGTGGGTTTGGTAACGAAATCTATCAATTGAACCCTGACAACGGAAATTTCTCTGGAAAAACCTATATCTACAGTTCAATGCTTGACAAGATGTTTGAACCATATGCGATAACTCCAGTGGTAGAATCCCCAAGTTTCTTGTTTGAGATTCGCTAACCAGTACCATATCCCTTGACGAAAGTCAAGGGATAATTGTATTTTTATTTTTTTGTAAATTTATATAATAGGGATGGTACATACCATCCCTAAAAAAATATGTCAAATTAAATATGTCCCTTGACAAATGTCAAGGGACATGATAATGATTAGTTTCTTGAAACAATAACTGTTATGCTGTGATATTCTTCGTTATATCCTGTAGTAGTACAGTTAACACCTAATCGCTTAGAAATTTCTGCTACGATGTTTTCTACTGTAATATCTTCATTGCAGAAAAAACCAGCAGTGTAAGTACCAAAAAGAGCTGAGCCGTGGTCAACGATTACTGTAGTGTCTTTGTTCATAACACTATATTACATTATATATATTGGGCTTGCAAGTTTATTTATTTTATTTGACAGGCATATACAATATGATATACTATTGGTATGAAAAGAATGACCATTGCAGAAGCCAAGCGTATCAGTATAGACAAATTTGGCAACCTTCCTCCTATGGGTTATGAGCGGGTTGTCTGTGTTCGTAAAGAAGAAAACCACATTACTTACAATGAGTGTGCTGGTCCAAAGTCCTTCATTAATGTTGGAGAAGTGGTCTATTACCTGTGCAATAAAGGTGGTAGGTTCTCAGTAGAAAAACACCACAAACAATAAATATAAAGATAAATCCCAAGAATATTCTTGGGATTTATCTTTTAGGGATGGTACATACCATCCCTAAAAAAATATGTCATATTTTTTATTACCTATCATAAAGATCAGGATCTGTCAAGAAAATAAATGTTTTTAGTTAATAACTAAATAAGTATTGCAATTGTATATACTGCCTGATAATATGTAGTCATGGAAAACACTACTATGCAACTTTGGGAAGTCAAGGGTTTTGAGTCTTCTTCTGTCAAGGCTCTCTTCATTGGTAAAACTGCTAACGGGCAGGACTGTATTGGATG